ACCAGTATCCGTACCAGCTTGTTGTGCTACTGTTCTGTATATGACATAGAAAGTTCCACTAGGTGGTGCTTCTGAAAACGTCATTGTTACCCCATCAGAGCCTATTGTATAGCTTTCTGTGGGTTGCTGTTGAACATTAGATACAAAAACTTCTAAATCTTCTGGTGATGAAACTCTTGTCTGCAATGTAAAAGCAGTTGTACTACCATTGCCAGTAAATGTTTGGCTTGTTGATTTAGTAAATGTATTAGGTGGGGATAAACCAATATATGTCAAGGCGTAATCTCCAATATAGAAAGGCTTACATCAACAGCGCCACTTGCTGAAACTTTTACAATATCTGTTGTTTGTAAAACTTGTTTTCCAGAACCAAAAGGTTGTATTGTACCACCTACTGGTATTGGTGCATTTGTTATTATTTCAACATCTGCATTTGTTTCTGTGTCGGAAGTATCAGATGAAACTGTTACCGTAGCATTTATTCCAGATGTTGTAGTGTTTCCTACATAACCACCGATTATTAAGGCTGTTGTATTTGATGGAACAGTGTAAACGGTTGCAAGTGAAGTTACCCCAGCTTTTGTCTTGAGTTTAAAAGTATTAGCCATGTTAACTCCCTATTAGCCAAGAGCGATTGCAAGCGCTAGTGCGTTTGCTTCATTATCTGCCCCATTTAAAATTTCTACAACATTGTTGCTTGTATCTTTTATAAACAATTTTGCATCTGCTGTATTTATTGCAATTTCACCAGCCGATAAATCACTTGCGCTTGGTTCTTGTCCAGCACTTGTGTTACGCTTGTGTTGTACTGTGTTAGCCATTAAAATGTACCTCCATCAATAACAAACTTATCTAATGTGCTTGAACCACTTGCAAAACCACTTAATGTTACGCCACTTGCCATAATTGCTATTGAACTATCAGCTAATTGTAATCTTTCTGCTGTACAATTATCATCAATACCCAAAGATGTAAATGCGCCACCTACAGTTAATGCACCGGAAACATCAACAGCACCATTCATGTCTATTGTTGTAGCATTAATCTCTATTTCTGTATCTGACACTAGATCAAGAACGCCATCTGCTGATTGATGAATATATGTGCCACTGTCACCAAACTGTAATTGCCTTGTGCTATTTAACAAAATTCCAGTGTCAGCAACGTGGGTTAAAGTAACATCTTGGTCATCTCCAAGATTAATAATTGCACCGTCTGCTAAAAATAAATCAGAAAACTCTCTATTTGCATTACCTAAACTTGCTCCATCTGATGCGTTTGGGAAAATATTACCGTTTGCAACTAAATCACCAGTTACATTTAAATTATCATTTATAAATGTTTCTGAAGTTGTATGCCCAATAGAAACTGGTACACCAGAACTATTTGTTCCTATGGTAATGCCATTTGATGCATTTGAATTATCTATTGTGCAAGTTGAAGTAGCGTTTATATCAACTGCACTACCATCAACTGTAAGCGTACCATCTATATCTGTATTATCTAAATTAGATACACCGTCTACAGAGAGATTACCTACTACATCTATGTTGCCAGTTAAATTTGCATTGCTTGCTTTTATTGGCGCTATTGCAGAACCAATTTTAAACTCAAACCTATCATCACTTTCGTTAAATTGAAAAATTGCGTTATCACTTGAACCCCTTTCAACTTCTAGCCCAGCGTTTTGAGATGGCGAACCGGTTGCATCGCTGTTTAACACCAGTATATTATCGCCTATAGAAACAGTATTTGAGTCAACTGTAGTAGTTGTTCCACTTACCGTTAAGTTTCCGGTGATTGTTAAATTACCACCAAAAGTATCGTTTGTGTCAGACCTTAAAAAAGCACCAGCACCACCTATAACCTCAACACTAGAGCCGTCAGCTTTACCAATGTAAAGTTTATCGGAAGCTTGTGAATAAGCTAACTCACCATATGCCAAACTTGTAGGGGTATTTGTGCTATTAGACCTTTTTATTTGTAATGTATTAGCCATTTTTACCTCACTATGGTTGCTTTACTACTTTTAATTTCGTAGTTTAGTTTTTGGACACTTTGCAGTTCACTTAACTGCACTTCCGTTAACACTGCGCCCACTCTTGGTGTTAACGTATTCACTAAATATACCACTTCATATTCATAAACTTCTTTTTTATTATTGTTATGTTCTTTTGCATTAAATTGATAGTTTTTAATAATTTGATTGCAAATAACTTTTCTATCCATAGAAGCGTTTATTTTTAAATTTTTTTCATTTTTTTCAGCAATGCTCAAAAACTGCCCCCACTTATTGTAAGCCCTACTGGCACTACAGTGCTTGTCCATTTATCACTACTACTATTGTAAACTAACAAAGAATTATTAACACTTACAGTTCCATCTACTACGCTTTTGTTAAGTATTGTATTTGGTCCAGCTACCCCTTGCTCTCCAACATTTGTTACATTTACTTGTGTTTCTGTAATTACTACTGTATTTGTTGTCATTTTTAACTCGCACTACTTGTTACTTGTGGCGTAACTTCAAATGTACCCATTATTACTCTATCAACAAAAGTTGGTGAAACATTTGTATTATATATTTCTAAATCATAATAATATGTTTGTGGGTTAAAATTATCAGTTACGTTTGCCGGTATATTTATTGTAATTTGACCATTACTAGCATTACTTATTGCTACATAGTTATTAGATGCGCCTAAAGCCAGCAGAATATCTGAGTCGGTTATTTGCCCATATCTTATATCCATTCTAGCCCCATACCCAGTTAAATCTATAGCAGAGCCACTAGAATTTTTATATGTTACTACCACATTAAATGTAGCGCCTTGATCACAAACTAAATCTGCTTCACCAGCCGTCATTAACTTCTCCTTACCATGCCAACATTTGAACCACGAACTGTTCCATATGGTCTTACAATGTTTAAAACACTTCTTGGTAAAATTGGGGGTTGATCAAATTTATCTATATTAACAGTTAATGAACCTAAACGTACTTGGTCAAAACCTTGTGTATCTGGTTCTGCTGTTCTATCATTTTCTGCTAAATATCTTGCAAATTCTGAAGTTGCATTTTTAAGCCATGTAGGAATGCTTTTATTATCAAAAACATAACCATCTTGGTCATAAACACCACTTCTTGGAAAACGTAAAAATTGCCTTGTTACATTGCCGGCATTAGAACTGCTTATACTTTCTGCCATATTAAAAGTTGGTTCACCGTACCAATCAATTTGTTCATCTAAAGTGCGTGATGCCATTATTATTGCACGGTTTTTGTCATTAGATGAAACAGATAACCATGATGTACCATGTGGGTGTTCATCATTATAAGAATTTGCTTCTGCCAGTGTGCAATAAGCGTTTGCATTTGTTATTGCTGAACCAGTTTCAACTATTAATGTTGGCATAATAAACTCCTAAAACTTTATTTTTTTGTTTTAGGTGCTTTGCCACCTTCCCAAGCCTCATTTACATCTTTAGTGCTTTTATCATCAGCTTTTAAAGTGCCATCTGAGTTTCTTGCTCGTTTAGGTTCTTTTTGGTCTGTCCAACCCTTTTTTTTCCATTCATCTAATTCATCAATATTTATGACGGCTTCAGCGCCACCTTTGCTTACAGCAATAGTTTCCATAACAATTCCCTTTTAAAAAAGGGGGGCGTGAACCCCCCTAATAATTAAAATTAACCAGCTATCCTTACAGCATATTCCGGTCTAATTAGCTTAACGCCCCAAAGAGCATCAAGTTCATAAACAACTTGCTTATACTGTCTGTAAACTTCCAATCTCATTGAAAGTCCAGTTACTGGGTCTGTCATAGAAACAATATTGTTGCCATATGCATCACCGGCTGTCTCTGATGTTAATGGGCGCATAGCTAATGCAAACGCATCTCTATGGAAAGCCAAGTTAACAGTGTGAGAAGCCTTTTTAGTTACACTAGCGTTATCTGCAACTATTGCTTTAATTGCTGGGCTAACTGTAACTGTTTGAGCGCCACTACTTGCTGTAGGAGCAACGGTAATTGCATAAGTTTGTGCATGACCAGCAAATGTAACAACATCGCCAACTACAAAACCACTTGTGCCACTCATGCCATCGATAGCAACGCTTGTATCACCAACAGCTAACGCTCCGTTAACTAATGGTGTACCACTGCCACCGGCTGTATGTGTAACAACTTGGTCATCAGTAAAAATGTCAAAACCAAACTTTCTGCCAATTTCACCTTCACGCTTAACGCCAATGTCTCCACTTTCGTTTACACGCTGAAATTCTGCTAATGCTAGTGCGTTTGCTTCTGCATCAAAGTCAAGAACCATACGTCTGTTATCTCTTGGACATAACTGCTGGTTTAAAACTTTTCTTGCATTAGTTGCATCTGTAACATTACTTCCAAAAGGTGTTGTGCCAGAAGTACCTACAAAACCGTAGACGCCTTTGAACTCTTGCAATACAGTTAAGTTAATTTGGTTTGATAATGCTCTAACAGCTTCAGACATCTGCATTGGAATGAAGTGTTCGTTTTTATCAATATCAACTAACTGCTTATCTGTTAAATGAAAATTAACCTTTTTCCAATTATTTAATGATATTTGGACTTTGGTTGGTGCGCTATCTGCTGGTGCTTCTAATACGTTTGACGGTACAGTATCACTTACAGTAAGCGAACTTGGAATTGGCACATCGATTGTGTCGCCTTTTTGGGCGCTTTCATTGCTGTAATCCAAATTTACTAGTCTAGGCATTACTGCTTGTTCTCGTAGCGCCAATAAACCACGAGCTAGTATCTTTGGAAGTATATTAGTAATGGTATTAGCCATGACTAAAGTCTCCTTATAGTTATAGATTAAGATTTAGTAATTTAGCAGATTTACACCGTAAGTCTGTCGCATACTCCGTATGCTATTCGGTCACAACGACCTTTCCACTAGCGATTGCTTCTAGGTTGGTATTTAATGCGCCTTGATCTAATCTAGAAACTTTTCTAGCACCAAGACTACCACCCCCAGTAGCACCACCACCAGAACTGGATTTATAAAGGTGAGGAGCTTCTTCTGATAAGTCCTCTAACCACTCTTGCATCGTAAGTTTGGCTGAACCATTCTTACTATACAAAGGCGTATCGTTTTGCATAGCTACAATCGTATTATCTTGCACTTGCCAAATTTGTGAACCTCTGCTTAAAACATCTTGCAACGCTGTTGGTGCTACACCAGCTTTTATAGCTTCATCTTTTAAACGGTTATTAATAGTCATTGCATTTTGTTGCGAAATTAAATCATTTACTTTTCGCTCATTTAATTCTGCAATTTCTTTGTATTTGTTTGCTTCTGCTTCTAAAGTATTACGCAACTTTTCTGTTCTGCTCAAAACAACTTCTTCTACTTTACCAGCATCAATTAACTTTTGGTCATCAATTAATTGTTTTTCTTCTTTAAGCTGTTTGTACTCTTCTACATTTACACCGTTTAAAGTGTTTTGAACTTTTTCTAATTCTTTTGTGAGTTTTATATTGTTGTTTCTGAATTCATCAACTGTTGTCTTTGGCACTAACCCATCTGCTTGTAGGTGAAAACCACCATCTTTTTCAATATAATATTCTTGTAAATTTTCTGGAATATCTTCTTTTTTAGTATAACTGCTTTTTAATGCCACTATAACCTCACTTTTGCAAAAATATATAATACCAATGGCACTAGCTGACAAGCAAAAAATAAAAAAAAATAAAAAAAACTTTACAAATAGTGCCAGTTGCACTATATTAACCCAGTTAGCTCACAAATTTTTTTTTAAACATAGTTAATTGATAAAGTTTTACTAATGTGGGCTAACACCTAATTTAAATGAAAGGAATATTATGTGGTTATTTACACCCAACGCTTTTTTTAGTGTTGTAGAAGATTATA